GAGGTTATACGCACGGTGCCAGAGCGCAGAATGCGACAGGTTAGAGACGCCAGTAGGAAGGCCCATGTAGTCCGACAGAGAGCCGATCTGATAGCCGCCCGGAGGAGAGACAATCTGAGGAATGGTGAAGTCCGTACTATCGCCCGGGTTCTTTTGCTCACCATTGAATTTTTGCCAGTTATCCCAGACAAGACGAATCGGAACGCTGAAGAACTGCGTATCCATGTACATGTTATCCATGATGGGAAAGATCGGAGTAGCGAGACGCGCGAGCGCGTGCATTTTGACGTTGAACGTATCGCCGGGAAGCGCCTCATCAACGAAGACCGGAATCAAGTAACCAGCATCGAACGTCGTTTTGTAGCCGTGCGAACGATCGAAAGTAGAACGCGGGATTTCAGCCTTCGGAACTTGGCTGAAGGTATGGGTCATGCGGTTATGAGAACCACCGCCTGGAATATTGAAGGCCATTTGTTACTCCTTGCAAGCAAGCGCCGTAGTGACCGGCACCGGGTTGAGATTGACAGAAAACGCGCCGTTTTCGTCATCGAAGCTGCCTAGATGCTGCAGCGAGAAATCCTCAGGGAAGCGAAAAAGATCGAGGTTGGGATCACGACAAGCGCGAGTAAAGTCGCGCACCGCGATTTGTTCATTCGGAGCGAAAAACGGATTGGAATAAGTTCGAGCCTTGACATCGAACACGGAATAAATTTGCTTGATCATTCGAGATTCCTTTTCAAAGTTGAGGTTTTTGCGAGTTGCACGGTTTTCCGGACGGCGAGTCGTTCCGGAGTTTGATCATCAAGATAACGGGCAGCGCGTCGGACGCGGGCAGCCTTGAGCCGTCGATGAAGTTTCGGATCTTCAATTTCAAGACGGCGAAAATAGAACTTGGGAACAGCAAGACGACGCCCCTTGAATACTGCGAAGTCAGAAGGGAAGACGTCGCTTTTGTACTTGGCGTACCAATTTGCCCCGATCCCGGGTTTAAGCGACATGCGGATAAATTCGGGTTCGATTTGATGTATTTCGCCAGTAAGCGGATTAACCCGCTGGTAGTGAGAAGCGGCACGTTCTCCATTGACTTTTTTGATGACGTAGCGGGCGATGTAGGCTGCAGACTGAAAAGAACAGTCTCCGATGAGGCAGTGTCCGAAGCCCCAAAGACGTTCAAGGGCTTTAGATTTCCAGAGGATGTTACCGTGCCCGTTTTCGGAGTGCTTTTCCCGATCGGGGAAATCGCATCCATAGATGAAAGCGTGATAGTGGGGGCGTCCGGTTGAATCACCGTATTCCCCACACATGAAGAAGCGAATTTTTCCACCGTGCTCCTTTCTCAACCGTTTCATGAACAGTTGAAAGTCTCGATACCGAAGAGAGCCGTTTTCAGGAATCTTTTCCGGATCATAGGTGAGGGTAACGAAGCATTTTTGCTCATGCAACTGTGATTCATGCATGAGTCGAAGCGCCCATTGACGGGACTTTTCGAGCCGACAGCCGATACATTGCCCACAAGGAACAGTGACCGGGAGATCGACATAGGCTTCAGCCTTATTCCAAGTCAGTGGCCGTTTCCCGTTTTTTGTAATGAAACGGGAGCGGTACGCACTGAGCGGGTGATAACAAGCCATTGGTCACAGGCGGATTCCGCCACGCATCGGAGAACCCTGGACGTTCTTCACGTGCGTTTTCGAGGCAGTTTTGGTGAAAAGGCCTTTCGAGCCAGATTTGGACATTTTGTGACGGCGCATTTTGGTCTCCTTTCAGGAGAAGAATTAGGGATAAGAGAAGATGAGAATTAGCCATTGGTTTTGACCACCTCAGGGAGGATGGTGTCACCTGTACTAATAGACATCAAGTAATATATTAGTACAGGGACACGAAAGCCACAAGTTTTCGATTAGACGGGCTTGGAAGCCCCGTCTGGAGCGGGATTGCCGCTAGGAGCAGCGGCAAGGGGGGCAGGAGCGACGCTGGGAGCGTTTTGGGCCTCTGCTATGGACCGCATAGCGTCAGCGCTAAGGAGGCCCATTTGCGCGAGTTCTGGACGGTTTTTTTCGTCCGAACAGAAGTCGAGGAACGCAGCCGGATCATTTTTGAAGCGGTTGCGGATATCGGACGGCAGCTCGTTGAACATGGATTGTGCACCGGCGATGAATTGCATATGGGATTCGAAGTCCATCGCGGTGCAATCCATATATTGCGGATAGCTAACGTTGATCATCGGCATTTCACCAGTCCGCATGTAGCGGGACATTATGGTGTTGATATCGCATTCGTCCTTAAAAGATTGTTTGGTCCAGCGTGAGTTTTCAGGGAATTCATGAACCACTCGAAGTTTTTCCGAATAGGCAGATTTGAAGAGAGTAGGAGTAGAAAGAGGAGTGCGAGATTCGGGTTTGTAAGACATTTGGATTCCTTTTGGAGAGTTGGCACATTTAAGAGGCTGGACATTGTTTCTAACGCGCTTCGCTTGTTGAAATCCCCGCGAGCACGCGGGGATTTTTGATTAAGGACGGCGATAGCGGCCAGAGCCGCGAGCGACATTAGACAGATTACGGGCAGCAGAAGCCGCAGACCCAACGAGGCCACCGGCTTTAGAAGCTACGCCCATTTTCCGTTCGAGTTCGCGTAGCGACTCGTTAAGATCAGCCTCAGTTTCAGCAGATCGAGCCTCGGCAGTGAGTTTGCGTACTTCCGCCATCTGACGAGGCGGTAGATTTTTCAGCGACAGTTCATATTCAAAATTTTTCATGAACGTTTCAACAGTCGCTGTGCGCGTTCGCCAGTCCTCAGTCGCCTTGAGTTGCTCCTGAAGGGCTTTAGTAGCACCCGCCAAGTTGCCCTGACTGAGCGCTTGATAGGTTTGTGCCTCGAGGAGTTTTGGCTGCGCCATTTTTGCGCCGGTATCCGCGGCGACATTCATGGGGCGATGAGACTCGGTTTCCGTTTCGGCCTCGGTTTTCTCGGCCTGAGCGTTGTATAGCTTCGCCTGAGCCGCTTGATTAGCCACCTGTGCGCGAACAGAGGCTTCCTGTAGACCGATAGCGCGGTCATCCTGAGCGCCAGAAGTCGGCATTTGCCCAGAGGGAAGACCGTTCGTCACAGCGAGCAGCGGGTTAAGGCCGGCGGCCCGAAGGCCGGCGACCTGATGAGTAGGAAGATTGCGCGCCAAGTCGTACTGCGCTTGGATTTGCATAGCCATTTGCTTAGCAGCAGAAGGGCCTTTTTTTTTCTTCCCGCCAAGGAGACCACCGACGGCCGACGAAATAGCGCCGCCGAAGCCACCAGAAGCGCCCTCTAGGGCGCTATCGAGGAACATATCGAAAATAGACATGATTAGAAGTGGTCAATGAGACCCGGAACACCGTAGACCGGCATCGGACGCGCACAGCGCATCTGAATATACGAATCGAACAAAAAGTGCGGTTCGTCCGTGACGGCAATACAGCGATCGACTGGCGGATTCTCGACGATGAAAGCGTCGTCGAGGACGGGAGCCGTAGCGAACTCTTGGCTCAGATGCCAAGCATCCAGCGATTGCGACGCTTGAGAGCGGAAGAGACCCGTGATTTGAGACGGTTTATAGCGATATTCAGCATAACGCTCTTGGTAGCCGAAGACCTTTTCGTCATTGTCGACATTACCGTCAGCGAAAATTTCCTTTTGAAGGATTGCTTGCTCACCAATATGTGAGAGCGCCGGCCAGTAGAAGTCAAAGCGCGTTTTGCGAGACCACATACGATTGAGACCTTGCTGATACGTAAGGTCCGCGCGTACGGAAACGATGCCAATAATGAGACAGTGTTCCGTAAAGGAAGTAGTGAAGCCGTGCCCACTAAGTTGAGCCGTACCGATCGCGGCAAGGTTGCCTTGAGGCGTGTCTGCATAGGTACCTGTCGGAGAAGTTTGAGGAATCGGAGAAATATTGACCGGCGTAGAGCCACCGCCGAGATATTCCGGACGTTGGAGACGAGCATCCGGCGAAGTCACGCCGAAGTGCGACTTGATCAGTTCGGTGTAACGAGTACCGCCACGAGCGTCGCGCTCGTAAATTTTTTGGATCTGAAACGCCTGGCGAAGGGAATTAATCGTTGCCGCGGTAGCGTCAGACAAATCGGCGTAAAGGTTGAAGTTGGACGACGACGTACCAATGTCGGTACCGGACGTGCCATAAGTAGAGGAATAACGCGGGACGCCAAGACCGGGACTAGTGCTATTTGTGTAGAAGATCGAGTACTTATCGTCCGGAGCAGCACCGGACGCGCCGATCTGGTCCCACTTAATCGGAGCGTTAGTACCAAGCGGAATTTGCACACCGGGACCCTTTTGAGGCCAAGGGAGCGCGCTCG